CGAGAGAGAAGAAAGTTTTTCCAGTACTAGACTCACCAGCAATAGCAGTAATCTTGTTGCTAGATACACCACCAAATATGCTACCTGAAACCAGTCCGTTAAAGATGTACGAACCCGTGTCAATATACCTTTCTTCTCCATCGATGTCTTTTGCGAGTTGGGTGTAGTCATCCCCTATCTCCTTTACTATTTCTTTTAAAAAATCCATATCAAATACCTAATAATTTACGTTGTCTTTCAAAATAACCTTTTAAAATCCATGAACTACTATTTCTCTTATCATCACCACCAATACCATATTCAAATTGAACTCTTGGGTCATCATTATATCTAATAGTTTCAGGAGTATTATCTTTACCTCTATCACCACCATTACAGAATACAACTGTCTCTGAAATCTCTAAACATTTAGCAATAGCAC